TCGGTAAAGATTTTGATTGGATTCATTATGGCTCCTGTGTGCTAGTTGTGGTTGAGTAGTTTATATAAGGAAGCCCCTCTGTTGACGGCTGGGATAATCTAGAGGGAACTCGTGGGATATTTCGGGATACGCCGGGAAAGCACAGGATGAGTTCGGAGGGTTTGGGAAGTCGTTTTTAAAACTTTTTTAAGATAAGGGCCGCACTCTTTGGATGGAGCACGGCCCTTTTTCATGGCTACTTGAGGACGCCTTTTCGAGCGGCGCGGGAGGTGAGGTCTTTGTGGAGGATTTGGAGTGATTGGGAGTCGTTCAAATCTTCGAAGCGGTCAACGCCGAACTGGCTTTTGCATCGGGTGTGTATGCCTTCCATTTTCCAGTTGAGGGCGTTCCAGAGCGCCAGAATACGCTTCTTTTCGCGGGCGAAGGGGTCTTTGTTAGCTATTACAATGAAAGCCTTCTTGCGCTTCTTCTTGGACGTGTACACGGCTCCTTTATTTTTCAGGTGGTCGATGAGTTCAAACAACTGGCCGTTGTTGAGCTTGGTGCAGCTATCCACTTCGAAGATGTCTTCGAGCATACAACGGTATTGCTCATCCGACATACCTACTTGCTTTTGGCCCATCTTGACCTTGGCTATCAGCTTGTTACGCATGGGAGGCTCCTATTGGTCTTGTGCGCCGACGCGGCGCTTGCCCTTCTCGTTCTTGATGAGGTGTTTCATCATCAGCACGGAACCTTCCGTGGTGGCCGCGCAGTAAACCACACCGGCCAGAACCACGAACCACCAATTGCCTTCCTTGATGGCAGTCCAGATGTTGTTGACGATCAGCACTTGGCAGATAAACCAAACGCCATTTGAAGCCCATGCACAGTAACGATGGTAGTCCGGGTCGGCAGAGTTGCGGGACCGGCTGGTGAGGGTGAACGTCATGTTCTGTATGAAGGAAACCGCTGCCAGTAGTCCGAGGTTCAATACAGATTGTAAATCCATCCTATACTCCTTAATATGTTTGTACTGCCGGGGCGTTCCTGGTGGTAACGCGAAATGAGAGGCCGCACCGCAAGGTGCGGCCTCTCTCAGCGGACAACGGGGAGGGTGTTTCATCCTTTCGGAAATTCATCATCGCTTTTGGTTGTATCAGTGGTTATTTGTACTCACGGCAACTGGTTGATCATCCACGCAAAGGCGAGGCCTATACCTACGACTATTGCCAACATTATTAACGATACGAGTCCTTCCATGCTGATCTCCTTTCGAAGCCTTTGCCAGTGTCGGATGGAGACTTTGGTGTCGCTGGCAAGCTCTGACAACTTGCCTTCCAACAGGCTCCGGTACTTGTCGTCAATATGAGCAACAAAGGCCGCTTCAACGCTCTCAGGCGTGAGAGAGTCAACCTTGGCAGCAAGCTGCTCACGGAGTTCATCCTTGAGGTTTTGGAACTCTTCGCGCACGATTCTCTCAATAGCCTCGTCTACGATTTTATTAAGTTGCCACTTGTGCAAAACAAAGCGGTCAATTTTGGTGTTGAGCTTTTCCCGACCCTCTTCGTCCATAAGTCTCTTAAGGTCACGGCGAATAACGCTCTTAACCTGTCCGCGAACCAAGTCTCTTGCGTAGTCGCGGAGTTCCTTATCACTGCTTAAATTCATTTCAACTTTAATTTTAATCTCCTTATGCTGAGTCATCAGCTCAGTTTATTTTTGTGGTATCGCCGCTGTGACTTGAGCCTCTTGACCTCTTTGTCCAAATCGCGCTTTTCGTCGCGCAGCTTTTTCACCTCATGGGCCAGATACTCACGGGATGATGTCAACCGGATTTCGCGGTTGACAATCCCCGACAATACGTCAAACGGGTCAACAAACGCTCCGCAGTCGTCGCACTGGATAGTGCGGGAGTCAGGGTCAAGGACAACACTCCGCTTATGTCGGCAAGAGCTTGGTCGCGTCTTGGCGGCGATCTGCACCTTGAGGGTGTTGTCAAACGGGATAACGTTGCTCATGTCACTCCATTGCGGATAGTGCGTTATCGCCGCTGTCGGCGGCTGACCATTTCGTCAAGAGTGCGGAGCGCTTCTTCGTGTCGAGGGTGGAGTTCTTCCGCTCCCCGGATGTTCCGCATTTCATAGTTGATGCTTGCGAGTACCGCCGCTTCACGCAGCTCGGAAGGCGAGAACTGAGCGCGGTGAATAAACTGCTCAAGCAAATCGACAAGCTGCCTGTAATCAGGGTCATTCATGTACTTGTCGCGTGGTGACATTCGTTGTTCTTTCATGTGGTCAACTCCCTGCTGATTCTCAGCGATTTGCGTTTTCCAGTTCGATGCATTTTGCCTGTAACCGAGCCGTATCAATTGCGGTTGCCCGAAGATCGGGATGCAGATTTGTCAAGTCCATCTGGTTCAACAATCCGTGTTCCGCGCACGAAACGAGGACAAGGTTGTCCAGGGCGCAGTTCGTCTTGTCGCCGTCAATGAAGCGGACATACTTCCCATCAGGCACCGGGCCATTAGCTGCTTCCCAAACAACTATGTGCTTGTAGCGATAGCTTCGTTTCGTCTTCATGTTGTGAGCAGGAGCATCTGTTTTGACAGTGATGTATCCAGTTGCGTGGCAAAGAGTTTCATCACCAACCTGGAGTTCTCTTCTCCTGTATCTCCTGATTCCGTATGTCTTAATGATGTTGACGATGGCCCAATATTTCTTGTCTGTTTTGAACTCATCGTTGAAGGCAGCTTGCAGTTTGGGAACTGACATCGTCTTGTAGTTGTCACGCAAAAAGGCGATTTGCACTGCGGTGTAGGAGCTTTTTGCTCCGCGCTTTCGGGAATTTTTCCTTGGACCGAAACGGAGCAGTATGTGGCGTATTGAAGACAGCGACCTTTGAGGAGTGAACTTCGCGTTAAAAGCGGCAGTCAAATTCCTGGCTGTCATGTTGGGATATTCTTGTTTCAAAAAAGCGATCTGCTCTTCGGTGTACGAAACGATCTTGCGCCCTCTTCCTGACTTGAATCCGTAGTTGGCCAGCGTTGACTTTATCTGCTGATCAGTTCGATTCCTTCCGAACTGCTCGTTAAAAGCAACCACGAGATCAGTCATGCTCATGCGTTTAAAACCGTCTCGCAAGAACTCTAGTTCTTCGTCGCTATAACGTCTCCACCGTGCGTCCATGGGCTTACTCTCCACCCATCAGCATGTGCGGTACCGGCCCCATGCCAAGCTGATCGCGTTCGATTGCAACCTTTGCCCTCAACACCAGATTGGCGTTGCTGATGATTTCCTTGGCGAGGGACGCGACTGCCTTTGAGCGTTCGATTTCTGATGCCAAGGCGTCGCCTTCCAGCCCTTCTTCATTCAGGCGCTCCATCGCAACAAATAGGTGGTCATTCAGGTGGGTCAGTTTGTTTTTAGCCATTCCGATTCTCCCTATTTCTCGTACTTGTCATTCTCTGCATTCATTGCCTTGACGCAAACCTCTGCCAGATACCTCGGAGCATGAGGCTTTTGCTGATTTGGCAAGAATGCGACCACAGGGCGCGTGTAGGGCTGAGAGTCGAGGATTACGATATGTTCGCCCTCTTTACTGACTCGGAACCGAGGAGCGCCCATTACTTTTCCACCTCGCCGCCGTAGTTGCCGCAATCCAGCATCCGGCCAAGCCGAATGACGATCGTCGGACCGGATAGAACGACGCCCTTGAATTCAACACGCATCCAGGGCCGCTCCTTGCCGTATCCGTTGGTGAAATGGATTTCGGTGTAGCCTCTGCCGATCAGGCGCTTGCGCCAGTATTCGGTGAGATTGCGATACTCCTCTCGCTTCCAACCAGCAGCAATGCAGTCGAACCATTTGCGATAGAGTGTGAGGTAGAGGATTTTTCCCATTGTCCTAGCCCTCTTCAACATCCGGTATATCGTTGCTGACGCACTCCAGAAGCACGGCTCCGTTGGGTGTAGCCAGTGTGAACTGTTGTCCCGGTTCCAGAGTCATGAGAGTGGCATGGGTGAGAATTGTTTTGCGGAGTTCTCTGCCCACTCGGCGCGGGGGAAGGCTGATCACCTGCTTATGGTGCATGGCGACGAGGAATGCCTCCTGGTAGGGGTAAAAGACCATTGTCTGATCGTTTCCCTTTGCCATGTCCCAGCCCACGAAGCCTCCATCCTCAAGGTCCACGGATGTCATCACCGGCCTTGCTCCATGGGGGCTACAGGCGGCGCACTGGCCGTCTTGGCCGAAGTGTTCTGCGGTCTTGCACACCAGCTCGAAGGTGGGCTGTATTTCAAGGCGGTCATCGGACTGGAATGTGTCGTGGTCCTGGGCAGTGACTTCGCCAATTTCAACGGCGATCTCGCGCAGCATGTTGTGGGATTCGGTGTGGATGGCGTTTTCGCGAAACAAAACTTTGATAAGAGCGTCCCTTGCGTCGATTCGTGCATGCCACCGAAGTTCAAAGGCACTAGCTATGCATTCATCCCTGTGGTTGCAGCAACTCAGGACGCCGGGAGTCGGGCACTCATCAGCGCCAAAGCATAAGGGCCGGGCAGGCATAATGCCTTTGTTGGGTAACGGTGTGAGTTTCATTTTCGTTCCCCCTTGGCTACTTGTAGGCCCGGCGCCGGCAGTGGTGCCGCTGGACACATACGGTGCAGTGCTGCGCTCGGTTGGAATTCTTTGCCCTTTCTTCTTTCAGGGCTTCATTGAGTTTTTCATTTTCCTCGCGCAAGTCCGCGATTCTGCGGGTCAGGGCTTCGGTGTTTTGGTTGTCCATGGCTACTCCCCCCTGATGTCATCACAGCCAGCCCAGCAATCGCCGTCGGGCGTCTCCGGTGCATCGCAAAAGGAGCAATGTGGCCAATCCGTGTCAGCTAAGGTCGGCATGTTCTGGCCGCAGACCGGGCACTTGGTGTACCTGTCCGACGTTTCCTTGTGGCCGCAGTCCGGGCATCGCGCCAGAAAGTCTTCCTCGGCTTCGTCCCACTCTATGCCCTCTGGCAGGGTGTAGGTTTCCAGCCGTTCATTGATCATGTCGCGGAAGTCGTTGACGGCCTGGAGGCGTTCATCGTTGCTGTCAGCGGTGGGCAGGCCGGGAACCAGCAGGACGCCTTTTTCGTAGCCGTGGGTTGCCACGGTGGTGACGGTTTCTGTCAGCAGGCGTTCCCGGCCCTTGGCAAGCCCCAAGGCTCCATCGGGTACATGAGTGCCGAATTCCACTTTTCCGTTCTGCCAGCAGTAGGCAATGAGTTCTGTGTTTTTAGCCATTGCTTGCCTCCGTTTGCGCTACAAATTCCTGGCAGGTCTGCAAGCAGGCGGTGGTGACATTCAGTACAGCGGTCTCTTTGTAGAGTTCGGGGTGGTCGTCGATATTCGGGTAAGTCTTGAATTCAACAGAGGCAGCATTGTCAGTGCCACGAATGACAATGACAGAAATGAGTTCACCATCCGCATCCGGTATCCCGCCAGTCCCTTCGCAAAGGTGGCATTTGTGCTGAAATTCTATGCAATTTTCATAATCCATCTTCCCGTCCGGGTCGTGGCACTCGTAAAACTTCTTCAAATAGTCGGGACTGTCTTTGTCCCCGTCTCTCCAGCAGTCCCCGTTGACGCACTGATCGAAATTGCACTTGGGTGTTTCTTTCGTAGCCATGGTTGATCTCTCCTTTTTGATCATCCCCCGGCAGCCAAAGCCGCCGGGGGTGTTGGGTTCTAGAGCTTGGCGATGTCCAGGGAAATGGATTCCCATTTGTCCTCGGTGCCGGTGCGCTGGTAGAAGCGGATGTACTTCTTGGAGTACTGGACGCTCAGGCTGTCTTTCAGGGCTTTCAAGCCGCGCTGCCACGTCTCGTCCTCGAACTCGAACCGCAGGAGCGGCAGAATGCGGGCCGGGGAGGCGTTGCCCTCCTTGTCCACTTCAAACGCCTGGGTAACGATGGTCTTGAGTTCGGGCTTGGCGTCTTCGGTCCAGTTGTTCATGCACTCGTCAAACAGGGACTTGGCGACCTGGAGCCGCTCGTCAAAGGAGATCGTGCGGCCCACGGCAATCTGGACTTTCTTGGTGTCGTTGTAGTTGGAAATGGTGACATTGCCCTTTTCGCCGCCGGGCTGCGCCTCATACTTTTCAAAGGCGATCTCCATAAAGGCGAGGACATCGGCAAAGCCGGAGAGCTTGAAGTCCTTGATGGACTGCTGCATGGTCAGGGCCTTGTCCACCATGGCTTCCACGGTCTGGTCTTTGAGCTTGTCGTAGTCCGAGACGCTTTCCATAGGGACCAAACGCCCCTTGCCGTCTTTCATGAATTCCTTACCGTCCACTTTAATGACAGACATAATTACACTCCTTGGGCCGCTTCCCGGCCCGGTTCAGGGTTGGTGGCTGTCGCCATGCTCTCCAGACCTGCAATCCGTTCATTTTCGAAGGTCAGGTCGGCAGAGATGGCATCAAGTTCCTTGGCCGCTTCTTCCGGGCTGAGGCCGGAGCGGAGCTTGGTTGCAACGAGGGCAACCCGTTCCGTGATTTTGTTGATTTTGCTGTTGATCATGGCGTGTGCCCTCCTACATTTTGTAAATGAGTTGTCCGGTGACTTTCGGCTCTCCCATGCGGGAGGCAATGGTCATGGCCGCAGAGGCCACGTTGTTGACAGTCTGCGGGTAGGCAACCGGCAGGCGGGCCGCAATGGCGGCAATGGCATCCGGTTCCATGACCTTCTCCAGGCTGCCGCCAACACGCTTGAACTTGTGGGAGAGGTATTCCTCCACGTTGTCCAAGGGGCTTATGGAGACCGGCTGAATGCGCTCCACGACTTCGCGGAGTTCGTCATTGGCCGGGTCCAGGCGTATTGTCAGCTCGGTCTGACCTATGAGGATGATGGAGATGAGCTTTTCAAAGCCTTCGCCCAGCTCGTAAATCTGCTTGAGCGCCTTGAGCGAAGCCACGGACAACAGGTGCGCCTCTTCCACAATCATTACGGTCTTGAGCCGCTTTGTTTTTCTTGCGGTCAAAATGGTTGTTGCCTTGCGGCTCTTGGCCTCCAAGGAGAGGTTGGCACCGCCACCGTCGGTGAGGTCCAAAATGATGGCGTCCAGCAGCGAGGCGGGCGTGATCTTCGTCTTGTCGATGATCTGCGGGTAAATGATCTTGCCGCCTTCGGCCTCAATCTCGCTTGCTACCTGCCGCCGGATGGTGGACTTACCCGCGCCCACTTCGCCGGAAATGGCGAGGAAGGCAGGGTGAGTTGCCACGGCCCGGAGCATTTCCCGCAGGAACAGGTGGCTTTCGGACGTATAAATGTCCTTGGGGCTGTTGATGTCGTTCAGGAAGGGGTTGCGAACCAGCCCGAAGTGCTTGAGGGTGTCGAAGCCCAGCAGGTTCTGCCTGCCGTCCTCAACATAAGTGTTGTCGGCGTCTTCCTCTTCGGCGGTGGAGTCGAAGTTGCCCACGTACTCTTTCAGCACCAGCTTGATCTTGGCGCACAAGAGTTCGTCCTTGGGCCAAATGTCGTGGTTGATGATCTGCGACAAGGTGGACTTGGAAATCCCGGCAGCGTCAGCAATTACCTGCTGCTTGATGCCTCTTGTCTTAATTGCCTCTTTCAACGTAATCTTTGCCATGGTGTCTCCTTGGTAAAAAGTTGTCCCAATTATTCAGCCAATTTCATGTTCAAGACTTTGCCGTCCGGTTCCGGCTCCCAGCCTCCGGTCAACTTCGCCTTCACGGCTTCGACCTCTGCGGCAGGAAGGGTTTCCGGGTATTCGCGTTCAAGCCATGCCTTTTGCCGCTGGGTGAGAATCACGCCACTGTTCGCCAACTCCACGCGCACCCGGTAGGTGTCCACGAGGACCGGTGCATCGTTGCTGGCATTGAGGGTATGTTCCTGTCCTGTCTTGGGAATGAAGGCCGCTGCCTTCTCGGCTTGGAAGCCAAAGACCTGGAGGTTGCCGCCAAAGGGAGTTGCCTTGGCATCGTCGGCGGTACCGGCAATTTTCTCGGCTTTCTCTCTGGTCTTTTCCCCCACGCTCTTAGGCTGGCCCTTGTATTCCTCGCCTATGACCGGGGCATCGGCTTCGAAACCGCCTTGCTCCGGAGCAAGGAAACCAATCGGCTCGACCTGATATTCCTGACCGCCGTAGGCAACCACCACGTTGGGCCAAATCAATGGTTTGAAGTAGACCGCTACCTTGCTTTCGCCGGGGTTGAGGCCGGGAATGTGCTTGAGGCGGTATTTGTTGGCGTTGAAGCTGATGCTGTAATCGCCACCCACCACGCGGTCCTGGGCTGTCTTGCGAAAAGCCTGCTGCACGATCTCTCGCTCGGGCAGTTCCACAAGCTGCTCAGGGGTGATACGCATCCACATGCCCATGCGGGTCATGCGGTGGCGTGTGTGTTTTTGGGTGGCGTTGTGGCCTATGCAATGGTCCAGAGCCAGAGTGTTGAGCTGGTCAACATCATGGGCTGGGTCGAAGACAAGCCGTGACTCGAAGTGCTGCTCAATGATGGAGTGCATGACTTCAACGCAGCCCTGTGAGCGCGGGGTGTGCGTCTGCCCCGGCATTGTGTCAATCTCCAGTGCGGCCAGCATCTGCGTGATGGGGTCACTGATGTTCGCCGCGCCTGGGTCCATGCGCAGTATTTGGGGGATGCCCCGGAAGGGGTAACGGTCATCCTGCTTGTGTTCCCATGCGCTGCACAGGAAGTCGAAGAGGTTGAGCGTGGTTTCACCGCCGGAGTAATAATACTTGAAGAAGAACGCACCGGAGAAGTGGTCCACAATGGCGTAGCGGTGCAGCTTCTCTTTGATCTTCTTGAAATTGTGCGGCTTGTTTTTATACAGCCCCTTCTCGCTTCTCACTGCCATGGAACCATTTTTCAGGTAGTATTGGATGCAGATGGACACGTCGAAGAAATGGACGTGGTTGGGGTGCAGAGAACGTTGCTGAACATGCGGTGCCGGGGCATTTAGGTGTTTGCGAGACATGCCCTTTTCACGCAGCAGTGCCTGCACCCTGGAAACCGACACGCAGCCGGATTTGATCTTGCCGTTCTTCTCGGCAATATCCAGTGCCACAGCCACAGGCATGTATGCGCCCTTGCGGGTTTGACGACGGCTGGTTTCAATGAGCGTGGCAATGTACTCAAGCTGCTCATCGTCAATGCGGCATTCGCCAGCATCGCGCCGCGTCTTGCGGTCTGCGCCGTGTCCGACAGCCTTGAGCTTTCGGTAAACGGTCTGCGCAGACACTCCGGCCAGTTCGGCGTACTTCTCAACGAGCTTCCGCTTCTGGCCGCGCCCAGCTTTCTCCAGGGCGCTCATGAGGTCAGTCAACCACGGTTCCATAGCTATACCTGCTTGCGGCCCTTATGCGGACGCTGTTGAAGTGCCAGTGCCCATCCCTGCTGCATGTCCAGCTCCATCATTTCACCCAGGCCGTGCTGGCGGAGCAGCATCATGGCTTCCCACAGGACGCGGCGTTGGGAGAGGTCAATGGAGCTGTGTTCCATTTCCATCTGGAGAAAGTAGTTCTGGAAATCGCTGGGTGCCGGGGGGGAATCGGCCAGAATAAGGTTCAAAAGCTCCTCGCTGGCCTCATAGGGCAACCACTCGAAGTCGGGCAGGTTTGCCACGGCAATGCCGGTTTCGGCGGTGACTTCCTGGAGCATACGGCTGGCAACCATGACGAGCTGGTCCAGCGTGCCCACAAAGGAGGCCAGCAGCTTGGAGTCCATGCCCGGCTCGTAGTAGACCAATGCTTTCTGCGTGGTCAGGGACATGCGCTGCTCAAGGTGTTGCAGTTCCTCAACGTGTTCGTGGAGTTGCAGTTCCTCGTCAGAGCCGAATTCCATGGATTCGATCTCCGCTACCTTGGCTGCTTTTTCGTTCTCGTCCTTGACCAGCTTTTCTTCGGCTGCCTTGAGGAGTTCGGTCTTGGCTCTGGTCTTGGCCCGCTCCTCTTTCAACTTCTCGTTGACCTCATCAATGGCCTCTTCGATCTCTTCGAAGTTCTCATCACTGAGGGCGATCTGGCGTTTGCCTATAGTCAGCACATCGCCTTCAAAGGCAGCCTGTCCGCCCTGCATTTGGGTGCCGAGCTTGCGCAGCCGCTTGAGGGGTATACCGGACACTCGCTGAAAATCACCGGCAAAGGCTTCCATCAGGGGGCGCAAATCCTTGAGGTTGCGGTCCACAGTGGTCTGTTCCATGCCGATGGACTTGCAGTATTCCGCCCAGGTCATGCCCAGTGCCTTGTATGCCTTGGCCTCTTTGACGTGGGAGAGCTGCTGATAGATCATGGCTTTGGAAAAGGAGCCATACATCTGCGCTGTCTTAACTATTCCCAGGACTTCCGCCGCATTGGTCGTGGCCGGTATCTGTTCAACGACCTCGGTTAACTCCTGTATTTTCAAGTCCTTCTCTGCCAGTTCCGGGATGGTCATGCTTTTTCCGGCTTCGATCATTGCCTCATTCTCATCCACAGCTTTTCGTTCTTCGCTCACGTACAGACTCCGTTGTCATTTTCAGGCATTTGCCTGATTGTGGTTTCGTAAGGGGTTGATTTTATTCATTCCGTTTTTTCAAGTCAGGCAAATGCCTGAAAATCAGTGTCCAAGCTGGTCAAGCTCTCGTTCGATTCCGGCCTGTGCGGACTTGAGGTGTGCAGAGCGCTTGGCCCAGCACACGGCCAGCTTGGTGCCGAGGCGGTAGCCTTTGGCGGTGCGCTCCACCCATTTTTCATCCGCCATGGTCTCCAGCAGCCCCATCAAGGTGGAGTGGGGAATGCGTGTTTCGTCGGCCAGCTCCTTGACGGATTTCTCGCCGGTTTCCAGTTCGCTCAATATGGCGCTGGTGCGGATGATTGCTTGCGACTTGGGATAGGTCTTGCTCACGACTGAGCCTCCTTGGGGTTGATGTAGAAGGTGGCATTGATCATGCCGGTGGAGAGCATGTGGCCGATGGTCTGGCCGAGTTCGACCTGATTGGTCAGGCCCATCTTGACCAAATCATTGAACGACGTGGGGTTCTGCTGGAGCTTGGTCTGCACCTTGTGAATGGTCTTGGTGAGGAGCAGTGCTTTGGTGGATTTACTCATGGGCCACCTCTGACTGCTTCTTGCTGTCAGTTGCGTCCTGTGCGCCCAGCATGATCACAACATCGCTAATTTCTTCCATCTCTCTGAGTGCTGCGTATGTCTTGGGACAACGAGGCAGGATGTGTTCCCCCTTGAGGTATCTGGTCAGAGCCAGAGAGAGATGGCTGCCGTCCAACCCATGCTTCTCAGCTAAAGATTTGATGGTATTACCTTGCTGGAGCAAGGCAGCGCGTACTTTTTGGCGACCTGTGCGGTATTTGGGGTAACGCTTTTGCATTCTTCTCTCCTTCTTGCTAAAGCTGGTTTTCGTTGTTTTTGGTTGGGAAAAGTCGTTTTGCGTTAAATTTAGTCGTAATTGAATATATTGCGCAGGTCAACATTATTTAACGCATTGGTGCGAGAAAAATTCTAGAAAAGGTCTAATACGTGGATAATATTGGAAAACGACTAAACCGTTTGTTTGAAGGGCAATCGGTTCGAGGGGTAGCGAGAGAATGCGAGATAAGCGAAACAGCTCTACGCTCGTATCTGAAAAAAAACGTGATTCCCTCAGCCGACAAAGCAGCGCGGCTTGCGGAGTATTTTGATGTTGACCTTGAGTGGCTGGTGACAGGTCAGCAATCGGAAAGGGCTGGAGTTGTACCGGAGGAAGGACAAGATGGCAGAATGTCTGCCGTGCCAATTCCATACTACCAGGATATTTATGCTTCTGCGGGATTTGGTAACGATGTGGTCAGCACGAAATGTGAGCAAGTTCTTATGCCTGCAAACATCCTCCCATATTCAGCGCGTAGCTTTTCAGTGATCAACGTGACAGGTGATTCAATGTCCCCGACCTTGCGGCCTAACGAAAAGATCGTGGTGGATACTGCGGTGAATAACTACGGAGAATCTGGCATCTACGTGTTGCGCTGGGACGGCTGCCTGTACGTCAAGCGACTGGAAAAGGAGCCAAGAGGGCCGCTACACATAATATCGGACAACCCTCACTCTCCCTCATGGAAGCTGGAACCTCTTGAGGATACTCAGGAGGATTTCGCCATTCTGGGCCGGGTTATAATGAAATTTCAGGATTTTTAAAAAGGAGTTGAGCAATGGATACCAACAATGATCGGTACGGGATGACCTACGAGCAGCACGAAGCTAAACGCAAGAAAACCAAACTCCTTTTACTAGGCATCCTGTGCGCCTTGGTGCTGTTTCTTGCTTGGGTGCCTTTTGGCCTTGATTCTGCAACCGCCTTGGAGGGGGAGATAAAAGAATCCCTGCCTGCCGGAATGTCTGCCGTGCAAAAAGAGGCAGTCCTCAGTACTTTGGCCGTGTGGGATGACGCCTTGCCGGGCCTTTCCCGGATTAGGAAGGATTTGCGCTTTGAAAGGGTTGAATACGGCTCTCCATATACGGGTTTTTCAAGGGAGGCATCTGTCACATGGCTTTTGTTTTCAGTAAATAACGACAGTCGCTATGCTTCAACGTATCGTGCAAACGGGCATGTTCTACGCGTCGGAATCGTAGAAGACGGGTCAGGAATCCTTTTGCAAAAGGAATCGACGCAATCAGTCTTTTTGGATCAACAAATGGATAGCCAGGGAAGGGATTACTTCATCCCTATGCGCTAGTCTTTGACAACATAACTCGCATTGCGCTAAATGTGGCGCATGGGCAATGCACAAGATACGCACGATCTCAACCTCTCTTCGCAGATGGGCCACTTTTTCGCATTGGTTGGCCGGGAAACCGGACTGGCTGTGTTGAAGGAGCTGGGCGGTAGCGAAGTCTTCATCATGAAGGCCAAGTCTCTGGACGGCAGGCCGGGCAGTGGTGCCCGGCCTGAGTTCAGGGTGTTGTGCCGTGTGCTTGCCGCCGAGCAACTCAAGGTTGTCCTGCATCATTTCGAACAGACCACCATCTATTTCCCCAAGATGGAAAAGGTTTCCAAGTATCAGCGTGACAAGGCTATTCATGAGGAATTCAACGGCACGAATTATTTTGACCTGTCCCGCAAGTTCAATCTGACCACCCGCGCTGTGCGCAAAATTCTGCGCATGCCCCCACAGAAGCCCCAGCAAAAAATCATGATGCGGCAGGCATCGCTCATTTAGTCCATCTTCCATACACAGCCCCGGATATTGAACCGCTTCAACATGAGTTGGAGCGGTTCATTTGTATGGTCATTCCATGAACATACAAGAATTCAAGCTCACTGATTGGGACCGGGTGAAGAACTTCACGCGGAACGAGAATTGGGGAGACCCGGACAGGGTCAACGCAAGTCTCGTCTACGTCATGGACGCCCTGCGCAACTGGCTGGGCTTCCGTATTCATATCAACAACGCCTTCGAGGCTTCGGGACACTCTCCGAAGTCCCAGCACTACAAGGGCAATGCTGACGATTTTTGGGTTGAATGCGACCTGGATTTCGCAGAGCAGGTTCGCCTTATTGAAGAATTTCTGGAGCTGTTCGGCCTTGCTGACAAGGTGGGCTTCGGCATCTACCCGAATTGGCGACGCCCCGGCTTCCATCTTGATGTACGTGGGCGGCGTGCCCGCTGGGGTGCAATTCCCGATGGGGAAGGTGGACAGCAGTACGTCTCCCAAGAGGCAGCCCTGGACTGGCATCGTTCACAGGAGGGTGCCTAGCCATGGACGCCACACTGTTCTGGGCAATCGTCAAGACCATCACCGCCTCCGGTGTGATTCTTCTTGCTGTTGGCTATGCGCGTTTGTGGTTGAAGGTGACACGCCTTGAGACGTGTGTGGAGGAACGTGAAAAGCCTCTCACCGAATCCATGGATCGCCTTGCCGTTGGCATTAATCAGCTCAATGCGGACATGAAGTTGATGTTCCGTGAGCTGGGGCGCGTCGAAGGAGGCAAGTAATGCTCTCCCTCTTCAAATCCATTCTTTCTGATCATGAAGGCCGTCCTTCGGCCATGCGGTACCTGTCCGCTTTTGTGGTTCTGGACGTGATGCTCACCTGGACGGTGATCAGCATCAAGACCGGGACCATGGCCCCCATAGAACCCCAAACCGCCGCGCTGGTGGCTGCGGCCCTCGGGGCCAAAGCGTGGCAGAGGAGAAACGAGAAATGAAGAAACTGACCCTGCTGGCCGTTTCGTGCTGCCTCCTGCTGGCGCTTGCGGCCTGCGAAAAGGATTTCGTCAAAACTTCCTACACGTCCCTGTCCGTCATGGCGAACACCTACAACGCTGTCATGTCCTCGGCAGGCGATGCATACAAGCGTGGCCTGATCGACGAAGCCGCCAAGAGCCAGATCGTCGATGTGGGCAACGTCTACAAATCCGCTTTCGATGCGGCGGCACTCTCCCTGAAAGCCTACGTGGAGGCTACCAAGGACGGCACTGTTGACCCCAGCGCAAAGGAGATCGCCATTCAGGCGTTTTCCACGGCTACGGCTAGCCTTGGAGACCTGACCGCACTTTATACCCGGCTCACGTCCGGCATCAAAGGAATCAAATCATGGAAACAACATTAGTGCTTGAGCTGCTCGGCCTGTTCACTGAACACACCGTCCCCGCAGCCATCAACGTCATCAAGGACATGAACAAGGAAACCATCACTGCCGAAGATGTGCAGGCGCTTCGCGACAAGGTGAAGCCGCCCGAACAGTATTTCGGTGACGAATCCGGCGAATAACCAAGGTGTAACGCCTCCTTGCTTTAGTCGTTAGCGAGTCTTCGAGCTTTACGAATGAAGACAGCAGCGATGACCATGGCACCCCTTGTGCGACCCGCAGCCAACGCATGAGGGGTGCCCCTTCAAACCAGGAATTTTCATGCAGCAGCCATTTTACAAGACTCTCCCCGCGAAGATCGAAAAGCAGTTTCGAAAGAAGCTGGTAACGGGCATCGGCTATGCCGCCCTTGCCCGCTTCCTGGCCGATAAAGGGCATCCGGTTACAGCCAAAACCATTGCCAAGCACTTTCCCGGCTGCGGCAAAGGTTTCCCTTGCCCGCACTATGCCAAAGATCAGCTCGATGTGGCCGACGCCACGGACCAATGCCGCACCGTACTGCGCCCCAGGACCAAGATTGACCTGCTCCCGCCCGAAATCAGGGACGAAATAGACCGGAAACTCATTGCCGGTGAAACCTATGACGAAATAGCAGAATGGCTCCAAGACCAAGGGCACGATATTTCCCGGTCCACCGTAGGCCGGTTTGGCCACGATTTTTTCAAGGTGTGGCAGGTGGTCCGCAAAAACGAACTCAAGGCCAAGGCTTTTGCCGGTGAGGACGCGGACGCGCTTGATCTTGAACAGGCCGTTTCAAAAATGCTCATGTCTGAGGTGTTTGACCAGGTCACGGAAGGCAAGGTCAAAAATCTAAAAGATGTGTCGAATACGTTGAAAGCCGTGGCCCAGCTCCAGCGCTCCAGCGTATTCCGCGAGAGGTACCGCAAAGAGATTCAGGAAGAGGCCAATCGCAAGGCTGCGAAAGCCGCTAAGGATGTGGCTCGACAGGAAGGGCTGTCAGAAGAGGCTATCAGCCGCATTGACGATTACCTCAAGGGAGCCTAGCCGTGAATCTGGGCGCACACTTCCTTCCATATCAGGTCGATTACCTGAACGACCTCAGCCGAATGAAGCTGTGGCGCAAGACTCGGCGTGGCGGCATGACGTACACGCAGGGCTATGAGGATGTCTTGGACGCTGGCCGCGCCAAGAATCCCATGAACGTCTGGTTTTCCTCAACAGATATGACCGCGGCGCGGGAATATATCGACTACTGTTCATACTGGTCACGAGTGGTGGGAATCGCCGCTGACGACATGGGCGAAATCCTCATTGATAAAGATAAGGACATCACAGCCCATGCCATAAAATTCAAATCCGGCAAGAAGATTCATGCGCTGAGTTCCAACCCTAGCGCCTTTCGTTCCAAGGGCGGCAAGCTCGTATGGGATGAGGCGGCATGGAATTCTGACGGCGATGCCTTTTGGAAGGCAGCCAGCCCCATTGTTATGTGGGGTTTCCCGGTGCGTGTTCTTTCTTCGGAAGGAGACCAAACCTGCAAATTTTTCAGGCTGGCGAAAGAAGCCGAGAACAACCCCAAGTGGGGCTACCATAAGACCACCATTTATGATGCTGTCAGGCAGGGGCTTGCCGATAAAATCGCTGGCCGCACACTGACTGATGCCGAACGGGCGGACTTCATTGACGAGTGCCGCGCCCTGGCTGGCGATGAAGATTCTTTCCAGCAGGAATACAACTGCGTTGCCGCCGAATCCATGGACAAGTACATCTTGTGGGATGACATCTTGCCCTGCCAGCACCAGCAGGCCGGGTTGCCTGACCTGTACGGCGGTGGTCCGTGCTACGTGGGTGTGGACATTGCCCGCCGTCGTCACCTGACCGTTATCTGGGTGTATGAGTTGGTGGGAGACATATTCTGGCTGCGCGAGATCATACGCCTCAAGAATGCGCCCTTTGCCGTGCAGGATGCTGAATTGGATGAAGTGTTTGCCAAATATCAGGTGGCATCATGCCGCATTGACCAGACAGGCATGGGTGAGAAATTTGTGGAAGATGCCATTGCAAGGCATGGCTCCTACCGTGTGCAGGGCGTGTTGTTTAACCAGCATTCAAAGGCGCACCTTGCCCGGTTGGTCAAATCCAACTTGGAAAAACGCGCTTGCCGATTTTCTGAGTGCAAGGACATTGCAACCGCCCACCGCTCTATCAGAAAAATCGTTACGCCTACTGGCAATATCCTTTTTAACGCACCGCAAGTGGGCGACAGCCACGCGGATGAATTTTGGGCGCATGCCCTTGCCTTGGATGCCGCACAGGTGGGCGGCGATATTTCCGGTATCAATTTTCGTGAGGCCTCGCTGCACATGCGTGGCGTGAGAGTATAGGAGATTTTATGGACATCGTTCAAATCGCTGCGGGTAATGAGCGGGAAGCCGCCACACGGCGGCAGGCACTTGACGCTGTGGCCTCCACCTTGACCGGGCTGGGGTCCAATGCGGACAAAGCGTTATCCCTCATGCCCATAGACACCACGCCCTTTTCCAATACGGATGTGGTGTACCAAACCCTGTTTCGTTCCAGTTGGGTAGCGCGTAAGATTGTGCAGTTGCCCCCCGGCGATATGCTGCGCCGTTGGCGAGACTTTGAGGGGCTGGGTGAAGATCAGCAAAAAGCCGTGCGCCGGATTGAGGATGCCGTATTTTTGCGCCGTGCCCTTTATGATGTGCAGCAATTGACCCGCCGCAATGGTGGGGCTGTGCTGCTCATGGACCTTGAGGACAACCGGCAGCCGTTTGAGCCAATCGGTAACATTCGCTCCATTCGTGGGTTGTATCCGATAGAACGCTCCAACGTTACTGTGATGCCGTCCGACACATTCCTCAGCTACTACCCGTTCGGCAAGGAACCGGAGATTTACTATATCTACGGCCACCCGGTACACCAGAGCCGCGTTATCCCTTTCCGTGGCAATTTCCTGCCGTCCAGCAATCAGCGCGAGGACAACTACTTCTTTGGTGACTCCGTGCTGGGGCCGATCTTCGAAGAACTGCTCCAAAACATGTCCGTGCGGCAAACCGTTGCGCAGCTCGTCCAGGAAGTGGGAACGCCTATTTACCAGTTGCAGAATCTGTGGGCCATGCTGGGCACCAAGAAGTACCAGCAGCTCACCGATTATTTGCAATTCATCAACTCGACCAAATCCACGCACAATGCGGTGCTGATGGACCTTGCGGACAAGTTGGAACTCTTGCAGGTTCAATTCAACGGTTTGTTCCAGACCATGAAGGAATTCCGGGAGCCCATATGCGCCGCTGCGGATATTCCTATGACCAAGTTCTGGGGCACGTCGCCCGGTGGTCTCAATGCCACAGGCGAGTCGGACATACGGAATTACTATGATGGCCTGGAAAGTGATCGTACCCAGAGTATCGACCCTGCGCTGACCAAGCTCGACCCCATCCTGTTGCCGCTGGCCGGTGTTGACCCCGATGAACCGTACACATGGCAACCGCTCTGGCAACCCACGGAGAAGGAGCAGGCGGAGAACGAGCGCACCCAAGCTGACGCCATGTTGAAAAAGGCCATGGTCTTGCGCACCATGTTCGACATTGGTGCGCGTGATGATGAATTGGCTGTCCAGGCCAGAGAGTGGGGCTTGCTGCCGGAAGGCGCTGACGTGGACATGGACCTGTCTGCTCCGTTCCTCGACCTGGAAGAGGTTGAGCATGACGATCTCGACGCCCCCGCGCCGCCTCCGCCAGCGGAAGAGGCTGAGGCGTTACCCCCGCATGATTCGGAGTAGCCATGCCTCGTAAGACGAAACGGGCAGCTCCTACCAAGCCTAGCCGGGCCGTCACCGCACGCCTGGAAAAGGACACCCTTGCCTATGCTGCCGCGTTGAACGGGTTCATCAGCAGAAGCGAACAATCCATCATCAGCTATTATGTACCTCACGGTGGGGCGTTGGATTCATTTGACCCACTGGATACGACTTTTGAGGAATTCAGCGCATGGTATGCCACATTTGATGCCTTCATGCGGGCAGAGAGTGGCGTTGAGTTCGTATTGGAAACAGCAAAGAAGCGGTGGTTGCAATCCATCATGCAGACGCTGGGGGTTTCTACCATCGACCTCCTCAAAGACCCGGCCATTGGTGTTCCCTTCAACAATGCCGTGACCGCATATATGGGATATTTCGAGCGGTACGGAGCGGACACCATGCAGCGCCTCAAGAATGCTGCAATGAAGAACTTCACAGGGCAGCGCGTTCCTGAAGGCAGCCTGCAAAACTACATCAAGAAGCTCTACGCCGGGAATATCAAGCGAGCCAAGTTTGCTGCCGCCGAGATCAATGCGACCTACACGGCCACCTTTTCGCGGCTCCGTTCCCAATCCATAGGATGCCGGACGTATGATTGGATGACCGCTGGAGACCGCCTTGTGGTTGGTGCCGGTGTATGGCCACCCAGCCCCAGCCATGGCAACCACTATCTCCGGGCGGGACGAACATACTCGTATGAGCATAAGCACCATGACGGCCATCCGGGTGAGGCTATCGGGTGCCGCTGCATGGCACTGCCGAATGTGCCCACTTCTCCCTCCGATTTGACCAATCTAGCCTTTGTCTAGAAATTACGTCTAAAGAATTCCTAGACTCTTGCGCCGTGTCATCGTGCATATTTTCACAAAAATCACCGCCTGTGCCGTTTATAAACGTTTATAAACGTGCCGGTGGTCGTGATTCCAACCCCGAATGCAAGGTCTGGACACCGAACGGATTTTACGGCAGGGTATTTTCCACGAGCAAAACCACCATCTAAAGCCCTTGTCTGCGCCCATGCAGCCAAGGGCTTTTTTCTTGAACTCGTTCAAGACGCTAGAGGTGCCCGCCTTGGTATCTTTGGCACCTATGAAAACTCGTCACTTCGCTTTTGATCGCATTCCCCTTTCCGAGAATCGCCAGCGGGACACCAACGGCTTTCTCATCAACCGCGCCCGAATATTCCGGCCCGGCGTTGTCACGTATCTGCGTGGTGATTTCGAGCTGCCCGGCGACCCCAACGAACGAATCAAGGTGGCCCGACTGCCCGAAGATGTTCTTTCCCCGGCCACGGTCAAGTCCTTCGAGGGGCTTGACGTGCTGGTCGGCCACGCCATGCAGGGCCGTGACCGCAAGAGCCGTGAACGTGCGGACGGAAACGTGGCCGGAGCCATCGACATTTCCGACGGCACGCTCATAACGGACCTGATGATCAAATCGGAAGACGCGGAAAAGGCTCTTGAGAAGGGCGTCAAGGAAATCAGTCCTGGTTTTCTTTTCGTGCTGATTGAGGAGTCCGGTGTCTTTGAGGGCGAAGCATACGAGTACAGGCAAGTGGAAATCCGGGGCAACCATGTTGCGGTTGTGCCACGTGGCCGTTCCGGCCCGGAGGTCCGCGTTTTCGATGAACAGATTTCACATCCCCAAACAACGGAGGAAGGAATGGACCAGAAGGAAAAAGACAGCTTGTTCGGAGAATTTCTCGCCAAGCTGGGTATCTCCGTCGGTCAGGACAAGGCCGTCGCAGCCCCCCCGGCAACGCCCGCAGCGCAGCCCGCCGCCAATGATGCGGCAGGCAATGACCGTCTCGCGGCTGCCCTGGAGGGCATCGGCAGCCAGATGAAGGCCATGAATGCCAAGCTCGACGCTTTGGGCAAGGACGGCGGTTCCGATGACCCCAAGCCCGAAGATGACGCTGGCAAGCCTGCCATGGATGAAGACGCCGTGGTCAAGGCCGCCGAAGAACGGTTCAAGGCCATGGACGCATTCAAGACCGTCAATTGCGAAGGCGACCCCAAGACCATGAAGGTGGAAGAAATCAAGGATGCCGTAATCAAGCACGCCCTGGATGAAGACACTTCCAAGGCCGAGAACGTGGTGCGGGATGCCTATTTCGACATCGCCTGCAAGCAGCTTGAACCCAAGGCCCCGATCATCCCGGCCATGGACGCCGCTCCCGGCGGCGCAGGCTCCGACAAGGCACCCCGTCTGTCCGCCCGTGATGCCCACATCAACAACCTCAACGGCACCCCGGCCACCAAGGAGGACTAGCTCATGCCCGTCCAGGAAAAATATGGACTCTATCATGCCAGCCGTACTCCGGGCGTCTGCTCGGACGCATCAGTCAGCAATATAGCTTCCAACATCGTGGAAGGCGGTGCTGTGAAACCCGCCCAAGCGGTTGTGCGCGGCACATCTGCCAACCAGGTCAAACTGCCGTCCGGCGTCAACGACATCCTCGTGGGCGTGGCTATGCACTCCCTGTCCGCCCCGGCAAACGTCGCTCAGGACAGCGTGGAGTTCGCCGCTGGCAAATCCGCGCCGGTCTGCGACAAGGGCAAGGTCTTTGTCGTGGTGAAGGAAGCAGTGACCAAGGGCAGTACCGTTCACATTGCCACGGCTTCTGCTGGCAGTATCGTTCCCGGTGATTTCGTAGCCCCGAACAACTCGGGCAACACCCCCAAGAAGGCCGCAGGATGGCGCTACGAGGAATCCGGCAGTGCCGGTGATATCGTAGAAGTCTCCATTGGCTACTACCAGACTGCATAAGGAGCTACATTATGAACAGCATTCCCAAAATTCCGTCCGGGGCCGGTTTCGCTCTGGAGCGTTCCATGGGCCTTTCCGGCCTGAACGCCATTTTCGTGCGTGAACAGCAGGCCGGTCAGACCGTCGCAGCCATGGACGAAGCCAACCCGGCGACCATGATGGACGGCATCCTTTCCCGGCAGGCACAGAAACAGCTTGCCATGGACGCCGCTCCGGCTGCCGCCCGTACCGCCGCAGCCGAATTCAGCGCAGGTCTCTCTCACATGCGTTCCGACCTCGCCAAGGTGGAAACCCGCGTATACGAGCGCAAGTACAGCTCCGTGCGCTACCATGAAATCTTCGCGCCCGGCGACATCATCGCCGGTGGCGGCTATACCGACTCCATTGTCTATCACGTCAAGGATGTGATTGGCGTGGGCGAATTCGGCATTCTGGCCGCCAACAACGTGCCGCAGGTGCAGGTGCGCATGAAACAGGTCACGGTTCCCATTGAGGTGGCCTTTGTGGGCGGCAGCTATGCCATTCAGGATATTCTTGCAGCCGGTGCACGTAAAAAGAACGCTGCGCCCGGTTTGTCTCCGCAAGAAGAAGTCATGTCCGGCATGCGCAAGGTCAGTGAAGAACACATTGACCGCGTATCATGGTTTGGTGAATCCCGCATCCCCGGCTACGAGGGTTACTACAACAACCCCAGCGTTGAGGTTGGCGATGTAGCCGACTCCGCATCCAATCCCAAGGGCGTGGCCGGTGCAGCTCTCAAGCTGTGGGAGAACAAGACGGAAAAGGAAATCATTGAAGATTTTAACGATGCCATTTCCGACGTTGTCCAGACCACCGTGGAAAACCACATTCCCGGCGTCGTTCGCCTTGCGTCCAAGAAGTTCGACATCATCTCCAGCCGTCAGATGCCCGACTCTGACAAGACTGTCCTGGGATACCTCAAGAAGAACAACGCCTACACCGCCCGTACCAAGAAGGAGTTGGAGATCGTCTCCGACGTGCGCCTAGATGGTGCCGGAATCGGCGGCTCTGACCGCATGGTGGTGTCTGAAAAGGAACAGTTCAACGTGATGAGCCACCACACCATCCCGCTGGTGTTCCTGCCGGTGCAGCAGAACGCCATGCACTGGAACCTGTACGGCTATTACCAGTTCGGCCCCGCCGAAATTCGTTTCCCCAAGTCGCTGGTTTACCGCGACGGCATGTAAGCAAAGGAGAGAATCATGCCCAAGTACATCCTGAACACCGGGCGCACGCCCATCGGCCTGACCATTCCCCCGAAACTTCGCAAGGGAAAGGAAACCCGTATTCACTTCCCGCCCTGCATCGGTGCCATCGACACCGGTCTGACCGGCGACGAAAAGTACGAGCTGGTGGAGGCCAAGTTCTTTATCGAAGTGGACCGTGAGCTGGTAGCCGGTTGGCTGAAATCCAGCGGCGCGTACTTCGACGAAGGAATGCTCAAGGTCTTTGATGAGCGTCCCACCAAGACCTCTCTGTCCGAGGCAGCCAAGACCACCATCAACGCTGATGAGCTGGTCCAGCGCGAGGCCGATCTCGCCAAGCGTGAAGCCCAGGCCAAGATCAACGAGCTGAAGGTCAAGTCCGACGAAGCCGTGCTGCTGGTCACGAAGTCCGAAGTCACCCTGGAGCAGGCAGAAAATGCCAAGCCCAAGAACGACGAAGATATCAAGACCGCCAAGAACTACCTCAAGTCGGCAAAGGCCGCAGCCACCAAGGCTCGCAAGGCCCACGAAGAAGCCGTCAAAGCCTTTGAAGAGGACGATAAGTAGCCATGTTGACACCTCAGGACGTTCAAACCCGTTTTCCCATCTACATTGATGTAGCAGAGACGCTCCTCCAAGCTGTTTTGGATGAAGTGTATCTGGTGCACATGGATGAAGGGGCATGGGGCGCGGCAGCGGATACCGCTGCCGGTTATGCTGCCGCGCACGTTCTGAAAGTCAACTATCAGGCTGACGCTGATCCGTCCGGCAAGCTTGGTCCAATGGCGGCTGCCGGGGCGGTTGTTTCCAAGAAGGTAGGCAAAATGCAGACCTCCTATCAGCCCGGCCATGAGGCGCAGACCGAAGACGAGGCGTGGTGGAGTCAGACCGGCTATGGCCGCACCTTCATGAACCTCAAAAAGAAGACGTTCCTGGGCGTCGGTGTGGTGGGAGCATAGCCATGGCAAAGGGTGTCAGTGTCACCGGTGGTGCGAAACTCAAAGCGTTCATCGCCACTGCCCGGCAGCAGGCAGCAAAAGGCGAACGTGCATTGGACATCGGGTTTATCAAAACCCCGTATCCTGACGGAACTCCCATAGCCGCAGTCATGGCCTGGAACGAGTTCGGCACCCGTAAAAAGGACGGCACAGTCCATGCCCCGGAGCGTCCGACCATCCGCCCGGCAGTAGATATCATGCGCGTGGATTTCCCTCGCATGCTCGCCCAACTTTCACAGGGCAAAGGGTATGCCAGCGACGCCGTTTTGAACGTTCTCGGCCAACACGGTGCCAACCTGATTGCCGAGCAGATTACGGAAATCAGTGTCCCGGCAAACGCCCCGGCGACCATCAAGCAAAAAGGCGTGGACAACCCGATGATGAAATCAGGCGCAGCCCGCCGGGCAGCCACATGGGAGCTTAAATAATGAATCCGTATGAAGCCGCTGCAACTATCAATGTCGCCATATGCGTTTGCGTGGTTCTTGTGGCGGTGTTCACCAAGTCGCCATTGGCGTTGTTGGGAGTGTTTTTCCTGTTTAGCGCGAGGATGGATTAGATGGAACTCGAACTGCTGAATGACCCCGAATTTACCCAGCCCTTTGAGCTTATCCGGGAACAGCCTGGAGACCGGGATGGACACGGCGAATGGACGCCGGGTGCCTCCGTTACAACTCCGGTTCGCGGCGCGGTTTTGCCCATGGATTTGGCTGACGAACGGTTGCAACGGCTAAACCTTGAAGGCGGCGCACGCCTCATTGAGGCCATTGAAGTATTTCTGTCCGCCAGTGCAGATGCGCAACCTTTGCGCACTGGTGTCGGGCAAACCGGAGGCGATGTTTTGCGCGTGGACGGCAAGGATTTCCAAGTTGCAAGCAGTCTGCCCTACGACCAGCACAGCGAATTGATCGCCGTGCTGTTTGAAGAGGAAGCATAATGGCAGTTTCTCCATTCACACACGTGAACCTTGGACGGGCCATCCGCGCCATGCTTGCCGGTGCAACAGGTCTGGAGCCCAAGCAAGTCATCCCGGCTAAGGATGATGGGCCAAGTCCTAAAGCCCAAAGCGGTGTGTATGCCTCGGTCCTTATTCGTTCGCATGGGAAGCTCGGCACTGCCAAAGTGCGCAATTATCTCATTGAAGGGGATGAAACCAAGGTCATGCAAAGAGTCACGTCTTCGCGCCTTGTTCGCTGCTCAGTCAACTTCTACCGCGAAGGGGCAATGGATATGGCTCAGGCGTTGTTGGAATACCCGGATGCCCCGATAAACCAGACTGTTCTGGCTATGCAGGGGTTGACTTGGCACCGGGCATCTGACGTGCGCGATCTTTCCGCGCTTATTGGAAAGCGGTGGGAAGAACGCGCCCAGCTCGACCTTGAAATCACAGTGACCAAATCGACGGTGACCGAAGTGGCGGCCATCGACGACACGACCATAGGTGTAACCGTTAACGAAACCGCCGAATCGGATCTCGAAGACAAAGTGGAGGAACAAGTATGAATATCGATGAAATAGTCAAGGTCTCGGCCAGTATTGCCGAACAGGGCGTCTTGCGCCGTGAATTCGGCATTCCCCTTTTGCTCACTCGGGACGAAACCATGCCCCTCGGCCCTGGCCGGGTGATGACGTTTGCCGACCATGATGCAATGGCGGATGTCTTCCCGGTTGCAAGTGAACCTTATGCTGCGGGAAAGACCCATTTCAGCAAGGAGCCTTCTCCCAAAAACCTTATGATCGGACGTGTCAATCTGGATAATCCTGCCCCCGCAATTCTGCTTGGTGGTACTCTTGCGCCGCTGGCTTCATTTCAGGCTATCAACAACGGGACTTTCGGTTTATCCGTTGACGGTGGGGCGTTAGCGAATGTTGGTCCTCTGGATTTCACTGCGGCCACTTCCTACACTGACGTGGCCGGAATCATAGACGCCAAACTGACCGCCGATGCTATCGCCGCAGATTGCGCGTTTGTCGAACCCAATGAAGGCAAACCCGGCTACATGAAGCTGACCGGAACCGCTACCGGAACCGGCAAGACTCTTGGTGCGGATGCTCCCTCCACCGGAACTGACATTTCGGCCCTGCTGGGATGGACTCTGGCGGCTGGTGTCAAAGAACAAAAGGGGCTGGAAAAGGAAACCGTCGAAAGCGCCCTGAATGCGCTTCAGGAACTCGACGGCTCGTTCTACTTCGTCACTACGGATATCACCTTTACTGATGAGGAAAAGAAGGCGGTCAACGATTGGGTTGCATCGCGTGAATACATGGTATTTCTTGAAAGCAATGACCCGCAGGTACTCATCACCAATGAATCCTCATCTCTGTTCTACCAGTTGAGCGAGTTGAAACCACAACGTACCGTGGGCACCTATTCCGCAACAGAGGATTACAAGAGCCTGTCCGCTGCCGCTGATCTCGGCCTGATCAACTTCTCCGCACGGAATTCCATGCGGACTCTCAAGTTCAAGACGATGCACGGCACGTTGCCGGATGCCATCAACAGCACACAGAAAAAGGAACTCGACCGCAAGAAGGTCAATGTCTACACGACGTTCTCCGGTGATGACATCTACACCGAAGGCTACACCTTCAAGCCCGGTGTTTTCGCGGATGTGCGTTATTTCATGGACTGGTTCGTGAATGCTGTCCGCGTGGAAAAGTACAATCTGCTGCGCCAGATTCCCGTGTTGGCCCAGGACGAAGACGGCATGACCGCTCTGGTGGATGCCGTTAGTAATGTATGCCGCCAAGCTGTGCGTAATGGTGGCATTGGTCCGGGTCAGCTTTCCCCGGCCCTCACGAAGCACCTGAAGGACACCACCGGTAACGATGAGTTCGACGGTTTTCTGCCCAACGGCTACCTCGTCTACTCCAATCCCATTTCCGAGCAGCCTCAGTCCGACCGCAACGAGCGTAAGGCTCCTGAGGTCTTTGTATGGCTCAAGGGTAGCGGTGCCATCCACTTCGCCAATCTCGGCGCACTCTTCGAAAACTAAAAGGAGCATTCAATGGAATTCTCGCTTGAAAGAACTGTTCTCCAGCTCAACGGGCATACCTTTTCCGGGTGGTCCGATGACTCCGAAGCCCTCAGCACCGACTCCATAGAGCTGGCAAACGTCAAACGTGGCGCGGACGGAAAAATGGTCGCCAGTTCCACAGGCACCAAGGGTGGCCCTCTTACGATCAAACTCCTGCCGAATTCCTCTTCGGTCAAGTTCATGCAGGCTGCCGCAGCCTCCGTTAAAAAGGGAGCAAAAATCATATGGAGCGGCACCTTCCGCGACCCGGAAAACGGCGTCACTGCCAAGCTGGAAAATGGAATCCTGACCAAATACCCGCCGTTGCCCTCCTTGGGCAAAGGTAACGTCGGTACCATGGAATATGTCATCGAATTCGAAACCATTGATGACGATTACTCCGCGGCCAGCTTCTAGGAACCAAGTGTAAAAAGGAGAGACCATGCTTGAGAAAATGCTCAACAACATTGAGAACATGACCGCCCCCGAATTCACACGCGGGGCGGTCACGTTCCACATCAATAAGATGCCCGCCGTAGTTTCCTGGAAGCTGCTGGACAAATCCCGCCGAGAATTGGCCGCACAAACCAACGCTCAGGACGCCACATCGCTGGCGCACACCGCTGCCGTGTTCGTCAAGGGCGTAATGCTACTCCCTCATAATTTTGTTGAGGAGCTGCGTGGGGAACTGTTCCAGCACATCCAGTTCAAGGGTAAAAATGTTGAGAAGGGCTGGGCCGATCTGGCCGGGATGGAAGATACCGCATTCCAAGATATGGAAGGCGACATCATCTATGAGCTGATCATCCGAAGCCTCGTTGTAAATTTCGAAAAGTCCTGCAAGCGAGTGGTCCGCGATTCCGGCCTTCTGGACCTCGTTTCCGCGTTGAAGAATGCCGTTTCCTTCCCGGACTCCTCGCAGGACCCATCAGCGCCGGACTCTGCCGATATGGAGACATCTACAACCTAACTCTAGATGACTTTGTGGTTATGGCGGACATTCTGGAAACCAAAGCTGAAAATGACCGCCGGGCGCAGAAGGCCGCCGAGGCCGAAGCCCGGAACAAGGCAGGAACATAGACGTGGCAACAACCGTACTCGACACCCTCATCACCCGCTTTTTGTATGCGGTAGACGCTTCCCAGCTTGAGAAAGCTGAGAGATCGCTCGGGCGTATTGAAGCCAAAGCCAATCAGGTAGGCGATGCCCTGCTTGGCGCAGGCGCGGTGCTTACCGGTGCCCTTGCGGGTTCTGCGGTTGTTCTTGCTCAAAAAGAGCAGGAGCTTGCCCGCCTCGGTAACGCCGCTGATTTAAGCAATGAGCAGCTTCGTGATCTCAACGGGGTCATCTATCAGGTGGCCCATGATAACAAGCTCAAAGAGTCCGCTTTGGTCGTCGGTATGAATGAAATGATCACCCGAACCGGCGACATGGAATACACCGTTGAGACTTTGGACGCCGTGGCTCTCGGTATGCAGGCCGCAGGCGATAAAAGTACTGCCATTGCCGGAGTCACTGCGGAATTCAAAAAGCTGAATATTGCATCGGGCGACGCACTCACCGCTCTTGATCTGCTCACGGTTCAGGGCAAAGCTGGTTCCTTTGAGCTTGCCGACATGGCCCGTTTGGGACCGCGTATTATCTCCGCCTACGCCGCGTCTAACCGTCAAGGCATCGGCTCCCTGCGAGAGCTGGGGACGGTCATGCAAGTTATCCGGCAGAATACGGGCAATGCCGAGTCTGCGGCCACGACCTTTGAAGCATTGATGCGCAACCTTACTTCTCCGGCCAAGATCAAGCGGCTTGAACAGATGGGCGTGAACGTCGATTTCGCCAGCCGGGGCATCAATGACATGTTCAAGGATATCATTCGGGCCACAGGCGGCGACCTCAAAATTATTAACACCATTTTTGATGCCGAGGCAGCGCGAGGCTTCGGAACCGCCATTGCAGAGTTCAAGAAAACCGGAGCCTTTGAGACTCTCGACAAGGTGTACAGTGTCCAGGCCGATGGCACGACCATCACCAAGGATGCCCAGCGGAACATCGACCTGCTTATTTCGTCCTGGGACCGTCTTGTCACCATGGGCGGAAAGGCCGTTGAAGTGCTGGGCGAAGCCGGGTTGACAGGCATGCTCCACAGCCTTGCAGACTTCATAGCCAATGCCCTTGATATTTTCATGCTGCTGCCGGAATGGATGCAGGCGATTGTAGCCCTGGCTTTTGCATCGGGTCCGGCCATTCTTGCAATGGGTACGGCCTTCAAGCTCGCCGCATGGTCCGCAGGAGGATTACAGGCGATGCTTTCGATACTCTCGGCAACTGGGCTGGCCGGTGCGATTAAGCAATTTGCCGTCATAACCAGGGCCACAGGTTTGTGGTCCGCCGCGCAATGGGCACTCAATGCAGCGCTTACCGCCAATCCCATCGGTGTGATTGTCATGGGCCTTGCTGCCATGGGCGCAGCTCTCATCCGGGTTATCGCCATTTGGGATGATTTGTACGCCATTTTTCAGAAAGACGGCTTCATGAGTGCCGTGGGCCGCTTCTTCAACTTCTTTGGTGATGACGAAGAAGAACCGGCTCCTGAAGGCGATGAAAGTTCCAAGGGCAACATTCCCTCCAAGGGCGGCAAGCCATCCCAGGTACAACAGGCGTTGGCGCAGGCCAATGCGTTTGTGGGTGGGCAGAGCCAGATGCCCTCGTCTCCGGTAGGTGGCGCATCCACTACCACCAATTCCACCGTGCGCCAGGACAATTCCGTGCGGACTGTGCATGTGGACAAGGTGGAAGTTAGCGTGCCGAATGGCGATGCAAAGCAAATCGCTTCCAACGTTGCAGGTGAGCTGAAGGACCAATCCCGCCGAGTTCATCAGGGCTTTGATTCCAAGATCGCGGAGTAGGTTATGCCCACAAATAACGAACAGCTTAACAAGCAGGACATTTCTATCTTTTCGGTCTCTACACAGATTGAAGAGATACGGGGATTGGTGGACTTGCATCCGTCCGAGTCCCACAGCCAGAAAGTCTCTAAGACCAACAACCCTGTGGAGAATGGCGCAAATACTACTGACAACGCAGTTGTGGAACCCCGTACGCTACGTTTGTCCGGTGTGGTGTCCGATCTCCGCCTGGAAGGAACCGAGGCATTTTCCTACTTGCCGGGCAAGGAGCTTGCGAAAGATGCATGGGCGCGCCTCAAGTATCTGCAAGCACAATGTGAGCCGCTTACCGTTGTCACGATGCTTGAGACATACGAAAACATGCTCATCGTCAATCTTGACGCACCAGTTAACGAGGGGACAGGCCATGCCCTTGAGTTCACGATCACCCTTGAGGAAATGCTCTTTGCGGACACGGAATTGTCCAAGCTGTCTTCCCGCAAGGTGAAAGGAGCGGGCGACAATGAAGTGCGGGCTCGTGAGGATGGGCAAAAAGCACCGACATCCCCGGCTGAGAACAAAACAGATACTGTGGAGCGCGGGAAGATACTCCCCAAGAAGGCTCCCAACCAGCTTGTCGAAAAGCTCAAGGAAGTATTGGGCGAAGAGCTGACGAACGTGCTGTTGGTCGAGTTGAAGAACTACGCTTCCCAACGATTTACGGTCCCTGTCAATGGGCAGGAAGTAACCATGACTGTGTCGTGGTCAGATGTGATGGGTGGATGGGTTGCTGACGTTGCCCTCCCCGGAGGCAAGAAGATTGTTGTGGGCCGACGTATCAATCCAGGTGTTCCCATTATCAAACAGTTTGGAACCCGGCTTGTGCCTGAGTTTCAAGGGGATTTCGTCGCGTATCCCAAAAACCCGTATCTTTCGAAGATGGGGCGTCTCGCTTGGGGCACAACCCATGATTTCGTCTACACTGGCTCGGAACCCAACATGAAAGATTTCATCAAGAAGGCCGTAGGAATCGGCATTGACTACATCAAAGACGAAGTGGCGAAGGCTTAGTTATGCGATTGTACAAACGTTCCATAAAAGTGATTGTTGGCGACTCGGATTCTCCGCGTGGCCTGTTGGAATTCACCAATCTGCGCATGACGTTTGAGATCAAGAAGAATCTCGACTCCACGCCCGCCGAAGGTTTTGTGTCCATTTACAATCTCACGGAAGCGAATCAGGCTTTTATCGTGAACAAGGCTGACCGAGTGCGCGTACTGGCCGGGTACGACGGTGACTACTCCCTGTTGTTTGACGGCGACATTGCAAACATTGACCGGGAGCGTCGGGAGCTGGACCGCATCACCACCATCTGGCTGGGCGGCAATGTGTTCAAGCTGACGGATGCCTACGTCAGTCTATCCTTTTCCGGGCCGATGACACTCAAGGAGATCGTCAAGCAGGCTGTTCCCTCGTTTAACCTGCAAGGCATTCAGGGACTCGACACGCTGCCGGATGAAACTCTGCACAATTATGCTTACTCAGGCAAAACCGGCGACCTGCTGGATAGCCTTCTCCATTATCATTTCTATGACTGGTTTGAAGAGGACGGCTATATCGTCGTTCTGCCGCCCGATGGTGTTTTCGATGATCAAATTCCATTGATTAGCTCTGCAACCGGGATGGTTGGTAGCCCGGCCAAGACTGAGGAAGGAATCAAGGTCACAACCTTGCTCCGGCCCGGTCTGCGTCCTGGTTCAGTCTTTGAGGTGGATGCCTACAACCCGGAATACAACGCCTACTGGAAGGTGCGCCAGCAGTTCCTGCGTGGTGACAACCGCAAGAATCAATTCACCGCTGACTTGGACGGTATCCCCTATGAGCAATAGAAACGAACGTCGTGCCCAAGACTCACTGCTGGAGGCCATCCGTTTTGCTTTTGATCGTTTCAAGGTCGGGCTGTGGACTGCTGGCCCCGGCAAAATCGTGAGCTATGACCCAAAGAAAAAACGGGCCACGGTCATTCCGGCTTTTCGGCGCAAATTTACGGACGGGACCACCGAAGCGTTGCCCATGCTCCACAACGTCCCTGTCCTGCACCCTTCCGGCGGCGGGTTCACTCTCCTTTTCCCGCTGCCGAAGGGTGAACCGGTGCTGCTCATTTTCTGTATGCGCGGCATTGATCGGTTCAAGGAAACCTATGAAATAGAGGACCCATCAGGCGGCATCATGGAATTGAAAGATGCCGTGGCCATCGCCGGATTCGGGGAGCTTGAGATATTGCCCGAGAACACCGAAGGGGCCATATTGCAGACCAACGATGCCAAGCAGGCATTGTCCATCCACCCGGACAAAGTGCGCATTATCTCCGACAAATTGGTGCGGGTTGAAACCAAAGACGCTGAGGTTGTAGCGACCAACAAGGTTCATGTTGAGACTGTGAAGGCAGAAGTCGTTGCTACAGAAAGGGTCTTGGTGGATACCCCTTTGGCTCAATTTACCAACATCGTGGAAGCTAGTGCTTTCCGAGGATATGGCGGCGGAACAGCCAAAATGGATGCTGACATAGACATGAACCAGAACAAGCTGGTCAATGCGTCAGAGGTTGAAGCTGGTGGCAAAGAATTAACCACGCATCACCACAAGGATGCTGAAAACAGGGATACTTCGGAACCTGCTTAGGAGCGGATATGGCACGTACCTGGAATATAGATGATGCCACCGGCAACCTCGCCCTGAGTAAGGACGGCAATTTTGGTGTCGTGACCGGTCTGGAAGGACTCAGGCAACGGGTGCAGACCAAACTCAAGCTCTGGCGCGGTGAGTGGTTTCTGGACACAACCAAGGGCATTCCCTATCGACAGTCGATTTTCCGGCGTCCGGCATCTCCCGGTCTTGCGTCCCAGACCATCACCAAGTCCATTCTGGAAGAGGTAGAGGTTACGGACGTGCGCAAAGTGTCGGCAACCATCGACAGCACTACTCGCGTTTTTTCCTATTCGGCCCAGGTGGCATCCATCTACGGCGAATTTTCAGTATCGATTTAAGGAGCAATCATGGCAAAAGTCACCCCCGCTGGCGTCGAACGCACAGCACTTTCAGAATATAAAGCTGATCTGGAGGAAATATTCAAGACAGCCTTTGGCGAGGACCTCGTTCTTGAACCGGACACCCCGCAAGGTACAGTCATCGGCCTACTGGCCTTGCGGCTTGCCGAGTTTGATGAAGCGATACTCGGCGTGGGCAACTCCCTGTCCATCTTTGATGCCGTCGGCCAGCAAATAGACGGACTCACCGCCATCCTTGCCATAGCCCGTAACGGAGATGAACCGTCCCTAGTAAATGTGGTGATAACCGGGGTTCCGGGCACCGTGGTTTCAGCAGGCTCCTTGGCGCGGTCCACTGACGGCGACATGTTCATGCTGCGGTCTACCGTGACTATCCCGGCCAGTGGCACTGTATCCGGCATCATGGAATCAGTTGAAGGCGGGCCTATACCGTGCAAGGCGCACAGCATCACGGCCATTGTATCCGGTGTGACGGGCTGGGAGACGCTTGACAACCCAGCAGACGGCCAGCCCGGTAAGCTCAAGGAGAATGATTTCGTCTTCAAGCGCGGCTATTTCCGCAAACTGTTCAAGAACGCCACCTCTCCGCTCAATTCAATTGTGGCCGAAGTACTTGAGCAGGAAGGTGTCCTGGAGGCAGTGGGAGAAGAAAATGATACCAAGGAGCCTAAAACCATCAAACAGGTTGTGTTGCCCCCCAACTCCACTGCGATTGTGGTGCTCGGCGGTGTCGATGAAGAGATTGCCAAAGCTATTCAGCTTAAGAAGACAGGCGGTGGCCCCACCACCGGCGACGTGTCTGTGCCGGTCAAGACGTATCGAGCAGATGGGCGCGAGGGACCGACCGTCTATATCAATTTCTATAGGGCCGTGGAGGTAGGATTAGAAATCGACTTGGATATTGACCCCGGCCCTACATTCCCGACGGACGGCCTGAGTCTCTTGAAGAAACGCATTCAAGCGTATTTCGCCGGGACTCTCGAACTGCAATTAGAGCAGGACAAATTTGAAATGGATGGTCTGCTCATTGGTGAACCAGCAGCTAAGTCGCGTCTTTATACGCCCATCAATTCCGTTCCTGGACATACCGTTAATTTCCTGAATTTGCGCCGCAAAGGTGGAGCGAATGCGGAAGTGATTGCCATGACCATGATTGAGAAGGCGGTCATCCTGAACTCTGATGACATCACCATTACCATTAATGGAGCGTAGGCATGGCAACACGAGGAAAAGACCTGCTGGCACTCATGCCGCAGCAGCACAAAACCAATGACCCGCTGGTGGCGCTCATCCATGGCATCTCTGAACTGATTGCCGCCAAACTGGAAAATCCGGTGAACGATCTCACGGCCAAATCGCAAATTAATCAGGCTGACGAATACTGGCTTGATCAGATTGGGGCGCGGATGGACTTGCGGCGTTCTTCCCTGAATGGTGTGAAATTTTTCGGCTTTGCTGGGAATGACAATGCTGTTGGCTTCAACCGTGGCCCCTTATCTCCCCAAGCACATGGCAGTGCCCCTCTCAAAATGGCGGACGCCGCCTTCAGGACGGTGATCAAGGCCAAGGGAGGCTATGCCATCACGGATGGTTCTCAGCGAGAAATGACGGAATCCCTTTCTCAGGCAGCCAAAGCCGACGGCAAGAAGGGCGAGCTGGAAGCCGAGGCCATCTATTACGACAATCAGGACATGACCATGAACCTGACCATCGTGTCGGACCAATCAGAGCCTGTTATTAAAAATCTTTTTTATCAGCAGGTGGTGCCGAAACCGTCTGGTGTGAGGTTGGAAAAAGTAACACAGGTTCCGCTGTCCGGCTCCTTCGGCTTTGCGGGAAACGATTTGGCGCGGGGTTTCAACCAGACTCCGTTTAGCAAGACATACACCTATGAAGAACTGACCACGGAGGTGGCAAATGGCTAGAGATGCACGAGGAATTATCGATAAGATATTCGCTGATACCGGCGACGTGGCCGACCCGTCTTTCAGTTTTGCGGAGGGGTGGCCGTCCACCTATTCGGAAGCTGGCGGCGAAACGCCGGAGCGCGAAGTATTCAACAAGCTTTTTCAAGTGCTTTTTGCCCTTGGTTACGACATGTCCCGTTTCGGCGGCGCGCTGCCGTGGGATGCCGTAATTAACTATGCAGTCCCGGCTGTTGTTAGTGGGGCCAATGGCAAGCTTTACCTGGCAGTCAAACCTAGCGGCCCTGGAGTTGTCGGCGGTGCTGTCAAGCCGGTTGATGATGTGGACGGTGACTTTTGGGTGCAGGTTGGCAATGCCCATGCGCGGGATGTTGCGTATGATGGGACAACTGCTGGGCTAAACGCTGACAATGTGCAGACAGCTCTTGACGAGCTTGTATCCAGAGAGCCTGGACAGGCAACGACGAAGAAAGCAGGGCTGGTCGAACAGGCCACACAATCTGAGGTTAACGCGGGGACTGACGCGGCGAGGTATGTGTCGCCCAAAACACTCAAAGATTGGTCCGGTGGGTTTGACGGCACCGTAACTCTCCGCTCAACTCGCTCCGCAACAGGGACATGGACGATTACTGGACTGACTATTGGCAAGCCGATGATTATAGGGGTGGCTGCAAATAATGGTGCTTTGCCATGGTGGCAGATCAGGGTGCTGTCCGGGGCTAACATGGGGAGGTCCACCAACACATCATACCCGTATTTTGGCGGCCGTACCGCAGGGCCGGGGCAAGATACATCAAATGGAGTACCCGGCTTTATTTTGATCCCCGCTAAGCCAAACGTGTCTATAGCCGTCCAAAAAATTCAAGGGGCAACCATATACGCCTACCAATAGGCATAAGGAGACAGGTTTATGCGAGTCTTTCATGTAGTAGACAATACAATTATTAATGTTGACGACAACGATCCACAAATCAACAGCTTGGTCAAGCTGGGAGCGGAGGAGTTGCCAATTGATATTTTTGGCGGCCATGGAAATTTCGCGGACAATGATAATACCAAAAAAGTAGACGGGCAGTGGGTGTTTAGCTTTGATATTGAGGCATACGAGGCAGAGCAGACAACGCAACTAGCTACTGAGGAGAGGGTCAAGCGCGATAGCCTATTGGCGGCGTGCGACTGGACACAATTTGCAGATAGCCCTCTTGAGGCTGAGGGCATGACATTGTGGCAGGACTACCGCCAAGCACTTAGAGACGTCCCACAACAGGACGGCTTCCCCGGCTCCATTAATTGGCCTGATCCACCAGCATAACCCACTGACGGCAGGATAGACGCTCATTGACAACTAAATAAGTTTGAAAAAGACAATGGCCCACCGGACAATTCCGGTGGGCCACTCGCAAGAGGAACAGGCGGGGCGATAGTAGCACCCCACCGGCTTGGTGCTGCCACACCAAACCACAGGCCGAGGCCCGCTGCTCCATTCCCCTGATCAGGGTGAAACGTGCATAGCAGGCATCGGCACAACCTGTAAAGCAAGCTACTAGCAAAGGAATCCGTAACAGGGGAGCTAGACATACAGTGCCCCCGCTGTAGGACAATGAACTGTTTGAGGGCCACGAGTCCCAACCCCGAAGGCCATAGAGCCTCCTTCAAGGAGCAAAGCTATGGCCCCAAAATCCCATCATCCACCCATTCCCGGTAAATTCAACCCGCCCACAGGTGACAGGCCCGGCTACATCGAAGGTGAAAACGGTGTGGCCGGGTTCGGCCAGCGTGATTTCTACGTGGCTTGGATACCTTCCAAGCTGTCTCGGGAGCTGGTGATCAAGCATCATTACTCACATACCGTGGTCAACAACAGCTATTGCCACATCGGCGTCTACTACCGGCAAAACTTGGCCGGAGTTCTCGTCTTCGGCTACGCCCTCCAGCCACGGAGCGTCGGTTTCAATCCACGCCCCCGTGAAGGGGGCGACCATC